GCACACCTGCATTCAGAAATGAATTCGCTGCTGCTGCTAATGAAACTGGTTTGGACCTCAACAGCAATACCCTTGACCTTGGAGCTACCCGAGCTGCCCAGGGCATTGGCTCTGCTGGCATCGGTGGCGCACTCACTAATTCTGGTTTTTATGACACCCTCACAGAAGCCCTGAGAGACTATAACTCAGTTATGCAGGTTGCTACTGTTATCAGTACCAGCACTGGATCTGCACTGAATTTCCCATTGCTTGATGAAACTGGTGTGACTGGTGAACTGTTATCAGAAAACGGCACCGCAGCCCAAACTGCTTTCACCACTGCAACCAAGACCTTGAATGCGTACAAGTATTCTTCCAAACAGATTCTGACTTCCTATGAATTGTTTGAAGATTCTTTGATTGACATTGAAAGCCTTGTAGCAAAAGTGGCAGGCACACGATTGGGGAGAATTACTGAAACTCACATGAGTACCGGAACTGGATCAAGCCAGCCAACTGGCATAGTAGTGGGTGCCAATGCTTCCACTGCTGTTGCTAGTGCCACTGCAATCACTGTGGCTAACATCATGACCTTAATCGGTAATGTTGATCCAGCACACAGGGCTAGCCCTAAATGTGCATTCATGATGAACTCAACCACCATGAATCAGATTGCATCTATCCTTGATACTGCTGGAAGGCCGATCTTGGTTTCAAATTATGTTGATGCATCTGGCCGACTTCCTACCATCCTTGGCTATCCTGTTGTCTTAAACAACAACATGGCATCTGCTGCTGCTTCGACTAAGCCTATCATCTTTGGTGATCTGTCTGCTTATACTGTCCGTACTGTAGTAGGTTCTGGTGGTCTCACTTTGGTTCGCCAAAATGAAACCTATGCAGCACTTGCTCAAATCGGCTGGGTAGCATTCAGTAGGTTTGATGGTTGTGTCCTTACTGGGAACACTACCACCTATAACCCAATCTGGTCCCTATTAATGGCAGCAGGCGCATAATGAAAATAAAAATGTTAACCAGTGTGGCCAGTGCTTGGGAAGACACCAACGCTGGCTTAATCATAGATGTGCCTGATGATGTAGGTGCTGAATGGTGCAGGATTGGTTATGCCACTCCTGCCACACCAGCAGCTAAAGAAAAGGCCAGTTCCAAAGTCATACCTGAGGTAAGAGATCATGGAAATCAAGGGCAGAATTCAGGTAGTGACACCACCGACAACCGAACCTCTGACATTGTCAGAAGTAAAAAGCCATCTAAGGATTGATGGCAATTATGATGATGCGCTTTTAAATAGCTGCATCACCAGTGCAAGGATGTTTTTTGAAAGTCAGTGCGAAATATCCATAGCCAGTCAGGAAGTCTTGCTGGCCTTGGATTCTTTCGATGACATTGTTTATCTGCCAAGAGGCCCAGTCCAGTCTGTAGAAGATATCAGCTACGCAGACACCCAAAACAATACACAGACTTTGGCTAACTGGATAGAAGACCTAGTGTCTAACCCAGCGAGAATCACACCAGCTTTTAATCAGTCATGGCCAGCAACCGCAGAAGTGGTGAACGCTGTGCAGGTTAGTTACACCACTGGCTACAGTACGGCAGAACTGGTTCCTAAATTATTGAAATCTGGAATGTTATTCTATGTGGCCCATCTATATGAAAACCGATCAGCGGTCACAGATACTGATCTTAAAGAAGTTCCAATGGCAGTGGCTTCAATCGTCACGATCTACACCACAGGGATCTACCACTAATGCGACCAGGTCTATTGCAATACAGGGTGGAGATTCAGACACAGACATCAACTAGCGATGACATGGGTCAGCCTGTGATTAGTTGGGCTACATCCCAAACAAGGTGGGCAGGAATAATCCCACTCACATCCCGAGAAGGTTTCTTTGCTAAATCGGTTAGGCCAGAACTTTCCCACCGGATAACCCTTAGATGGTTTGATGGTTTAGAGCATGGGCACCGCATCAAAATGGATGCGAGAATCTTTGATATTGCATCCATCATTAATGTGGATGAAGGCAACCACACTTTGCAGGTGGACTGCGTAGAGGCGGTGAGCTAATGGGGAAATTAGATAAATCACTTTTGATTAAGAAGGGCAAGGTTTCTATTGAAGGCTTAGATGCCCTGATGCAAACCTTCAAAGATTTAACAGGTGGGAAGAGTGATGGAAAGTTAGTTAGTGCCATGCGCTTTGCTTTGCAGCCCCTGCAGAAGCAAGTGAAAGCTAATGCACCAAAACAAAGAAGCAATAAAAATAAGTCTGGCAGGACTGGCCTATTAAGGAAGTCTATTGCAGTGAAGGCCAAAAAGTTTGGCAGGGGAAGTAAAAAGAAAATATTAGGACTAGTGGGTCCAAAGTTTGGCACTTCCATCACATTAAAAAACGGTCTTAAAATTGAGCCATTTAGATATGCTCATCTTGTTGAAAGAGGGGCAGCACCGCACACAGTTTCACCAAGACGCAAAGAAAAGAACAAAAGTTTTGTGGGTCCAGTTATGCCTGGCAGATTTAAAAGCTGGCAGCACCCTGGTGCAACGGCAAAACCGTTCATGAAAACTGCACTTGCTGCTGCTGGATCACAAATATTTATTAGATTCTCAGAAAAGATGGCTGAAATTATCTCTAAAATAGGGGTAAAGAAATGATTGAATCCGATTTCTATTCCTACCTGACAGGTGAAGGATCCATCACAGCACTGCTGGGAACGAGGATCTATCCAGATGCCAGCCCGCAGAATGCAACGCTACCACTTTTGGTTTATGAAAAAACTTCTGTGGATAGGCAGATGACTTTGCGTGGGGCTACTGGTGTTTGCACTGCAAGGATAACTTGTGACATTTTTGCTGCAAGCCGTACAGTTTGCGAAACCATAGTTGAATCCATTAGACTGAGAGTAGATGGGTTTCAGGGGAACTGGAACACCACTTACATCCATCAGTCCAGATTAGATTCTGAGGATGTGGGGTGGGATCTGGAATCTGCAAAAGATACTGGGATCCACCGAGCAACGATTGATGTGGTGGTCTTATTTACTGAAACTGTAACCGACTTTTTTGGAGGCTAGAATTATGGCAGTTCAATCGACTTATGGTGTTACCCTTACTGCTGGCACTGCTGTTGCTGAAGTTATTTCTATAACTCCACCCCAGTCCAAAATCGGCAGCATTCAGGTAACCAATCTTTCCTCACCTGATCAGGTTCATACCTACATTGCAGGTTATGAAGATGCAGGGGAAATGACCTTTGAGTGCAATCTAGACGAAACAAATTTTGCAGCACTTAATGCAATTGCAGTGGCTAGAACGGAATCTGCTTTTGTAATTGCCATTCCTGCACCTATTAGCCTTTCGATTACTGTTAATGGTTTCATCACTTCAAGGGGCATCAGTTCCATTGCTGTGGGTGATGAGCTTATTAAGTGTACCTTTACTGTTAAAGTCTCGGGTATTTGTTACCCAGACTAATAGGAGTCTTTTGTTATGGCTTTATCACGATCACAGATCCTTGCAAAAAAAGACAACCTGCCTAGGCAGGAAGTTTTGGTACCCGAGTGGGAAGGATCTGTATGGGTCAGAAGTCTGACAGTGGGTGAACGAGACAGCATAGATAACGAATTCAACGCAGCACGAACAAAGGGGAAAACCCCAGAAAACTTGCGGGCACGGATGCTCATCAAGGGGTGCTGCGATGAACAAGGAAAAGCTTTATTCACTGAAGCAGATATTGCTGAAGTGAATGTGTTACCTGCCACAATCTTAGAGAAGATCTTTGATGCGATTCTTAAAATAAACCGCATAGGTGCAGGGGCAGTAGAGGATGCGGAAAAAAACTAAGGGAAAGCCCATCTAGATTATTTCTATTTAGATTGGCTGGCCACTTAAAAAAGATGGTGTCAGAGATTGAACAGGAGATGAGCCACAGTGAAATGATGGAGTGGGTGGCATTCTCTAGGATCGAACCCATAGGGGATGCAAGGTTAGATTTCCTAGCTGGATCCGTTCAGCATACCCAAGTGGCTTGCACTAGCACTAGCAAACATAAGCTAAGTGATTTTATCCCTGACTGGATGGGTGAGAGAGCAGCAGAAAATAAGCAGACCCCAGAAATGTTGGCAGCAATGTTAGGTGGGTTGGTTACTAAAAAAAGGAAATAGACATGGCTGATACAAGTCTAGGTAGAGCCAGTCTAAGTGTTACAGCAGACCTATCAGGCTTCACATCTTCCTTAGACACAGCATCCACAAAAGTTCAAGCCTTTGGTAGTAGCAGTGTAGCTGCAGCTATGGATGCCAATAAGGTTACCACCGCAACGGAAAAGGTAACGCTATCGCTCGAGCAGCTCCAACAGGCAGCAGCATCAGGTTCCATCAATGCGGCCATGTTTAAACAGACCTCTGCAGCAGCTAAGCTTGCAGTGGATCAGATGGTCTTGCTCGATGGCGCAACCCTGTTGTTGATGAAGGATGAAAACGAACTTCAATTTCAGACTGCTAAACTTCAGACAGGCTATAAAGAGCTTGAAAACAATCTGATGAAGACTGATGCAGCATTCAAGAATAATACCTTGCTAATTGAGTTGAACACCCAGAAGCAAAAGCTATTATCCCTAGAAAACAAAAATGTGATTGCATCCATGATGGCTGTGGATGATCAGGCTATAGGCTATGCAGCTAGCACCAAAACACTCAACGCAGAACTAGACATCAATGCTAGAAAGCTTGAGATTCAAGCACGACAAATGATGTTGGATACTGGCGCAACCAAAGCCCTGCATGATGAGTTAGTGAAATTAGAGGAACAGGAAAAAGCCCTGGCATTAGCTGAAGATAAAGTGAAGGGGATCAATCAGCCAGTACCGATCATTGAACCACCCAAGGTAGATACTAATACCCCTGAGTTTGTCCAGGAACAAATCAATCTAAAGAATAAGACCGACTTAGCATCCAAGGCTTTAGAATTGCAAGCACGACAAATGAACATTGATTCAGGAGCTACTAAAAAGCTTCATGATGAGATGGTCAGGTTAGAGCAGCAGGAACAGAAATTAATTGCTGCAGAGAATAAGGCCAGGGGAATTCCCCCACCCCTACCGATCAAGCCACCACCCATTCCAGAGAATAAAAACACGGCTGCCTATGTAACCAATGCTAAGAAGATGTCTGCAGAAACGGACATACTTAATAAGAAACTGGATATGCAATCTCGGCAGATGATGATAGCTGATGGTAGTGCTGCTAAGTTAGCCAGGGAATTATCAGCATTGGAAAAGGCTGAAAAGAAACTGCATGACACTGAAATAAAACTAGGACTTAGAAAACCACCAGAAGAGAAAAAATCAAAAGACTCTAAGTCTGGTATGAAAATCACCGACATGCTCGGCATCGGATTTTTCACATCCGCATTCAGCAAGATCTTTGATGGTGCATTAAATCTGGTAACTAAGATTACATCCTCTGTGATTGATCTAGGTGCCAAGGTTATTGATTCAGGCAGCAAGTTTCAGGAACTAGATAACAGGCTTAAGGCACTGACCGGATTTAAAGGGATCGCTAAAGGTTTGCAGGACATCATGAAGACTGGCCCTAGTGCCAGCTTCAATGCACTAGGTGAAGCAGCTACCCGATTAAGTCAGATGAAATTCCGACCCGATGTAGTTACTGGATTAATCAAAGACTTTAATAGACTTGGTGTAGCTTTAGGAAATCCCGAAAAGATCGTGGCACTGATCACAGATAAACTCGCAGACATGGCTAGTGAAGGTGTGGCAACTATGTCTGCCCTGGGCAAGTTGGCAGAAGAGGGTATCCCGATCTTTGAAGAGATGGCAAGCAGGATGGGAATCAGTGTTGATGAGCTTAAGCGCAGAGTAGCAGCAGGCCTGATATCAGTTACAGATGCAGCGGTGGGTTTACAAGATGCAGCAGCAATGCCAAACATGGCAGCAGCAGCACAGGAATCTGCCAACAGTTTTTCAGGAGTCTGGAGCAGGGTTACCAACAATATTGAAGTGTTAATGCAAAAGCTTGGAACTAGTCTTCTAGAGGGTTTTGGTTTAGTCAACCTTGGTGATACTGTAACCAACTTTTTTGATTCAGTGTTTAAAAAGGCTGAGGATCTAGAACCCCTATTACAAAAGATTGGTGCATTTGTTTCCACTACCACTGGGATGGTGATGGATAATTTAGCTGGTGTTATTGATGAGTGGGTAATATTCACTGAAAAAATGACGATTGATGAAATGTTGCAGTCAGTTAAAAACGCAGCATCACAAATGCTAGAAGATCTTAAGCCGATGATTGATGCGCTTTCAACGATCATTGGATTCACAGTGGATTTCATAAAGGTTGGTGGAACTGTTTTAAAGAAGGGCAACACCTGGGCACAGGCTATTCAGGACAACATACTTAATCCAATATCTGATGCAGGGGCAGCAACTGTAAATTGGGGATTAGGTTTAACAGATGCAGCCAATGGTATAACCACCATAGGTAACAACACCATTGCAGCAACTGATGCAGCAAACAACCTAGCTAATGCTTTTGATCTTGCAGCGCAGAACGCACAGAATTTAGCAGATACAGATATGAGTGGGGCAGGTGGTGGCTTTGGTCCTGATGATATTAATGAAATGATGCAACCTGCATCCAATGGGGGTGGTACTTGGCTAACAGCTCTTGAAGAAGAGATGCAGCTAGCTGAGATGGAATTGGCCGAATTTGATAAGCAGTGGCAGAAGCTCAGTGATGAAGTCCAAAAGCCCATGAGGATAGAAGAACCAGGGTGGAAGAAGTTCTTTGCCGATAACATCACACCACTACAGCAGTATGAAAATGAAGTAGCAAAACTTAAAGGCATGCTCAATGAAGGCCCTGAGGGTGTTAGGGCTTTTGCTCTTGGTAGTGCTAATGCCATTGCCAAACTTAAACAAGCCACTGGCCTAGGCGGTCCACAGCAATTTGCATCCGCAGTGCAGGCTGGATCGGCTGCAGAATTCCAAGTTAAAGTCGATGAGATGGGCAAAGGTAAAAATGTTCAGGAAGAAATCAGGCAACTCATGGAAGCTGCTGCAGAGGTAGAAGCCCAACAGTTAGAAGCTGCTAGAGAAATTGCAGAAGCTATTAAGAATCTACCCGCAGCAATGCCAAGACCTCAGCAAATTGCAGTGGCCCTTAACCCTTAGGAATCATCATGGCTATTGATCTATTTGAAGAGCTATGGCAGGAGAGAAAAGGAACTCTGGATAAGAGTTACCAGAATACTTTTTCGCGGTCTTTCATCGTTCACACCGACTCCCTAGAGCAGACTGATATTAATATCTATGATGCCATTTATGGGCATATTAACTGCCCTCAGATTGGCGATCTTTTCCCTGGGGATGATGACAGCTATGCTCAGTCTGTAAACATCTCACCTGAACAGGATGACCCACAGACTTGGAAAGTAACGATAGAGTATTCATCTAATCCAGATGCAGCATCATCATCACCCAGTGGCAGCACCCCACCACCCATAGTGGAAACCCAGCAGGGAGGACAGAAACCCGCAGACAGGGAAGCCAACCCCACCCTTAGACCACCAGATTTCAAGGTTAACTTTGTTAGTTTTCCTTACATAGTGCCGAACATCAACAACAGTGCAGGCGATCCATTTGTACCACCGATCACCATAGAAAAGTTTAGACCTATTTTCAGCATTGGATGCAATGTTAAATCTATTAACAGCTACACCCTAGCCACCTACATAGGCAAAGTGAATTCTACTAGTGTGACTTTCACGACAGGCACTGGGTGTGTTCTGAGCATCCCAGCAAAGACTGGAAAGATTAAGAACATCAACACGGAATTACTTCTTGAGGGGAAGCTTCAATACTGGCGATTGACTTATGAGGTAGAGATTAACACCAGCTTAAGCCCCACGGATGGAACCACAGTGATAGGGTGGGATA